AAACGCCACCACGGCGCGTTGTTCAAAGCGCGCCGTAAGACTTTCGGATACATTGCCCAAACCAACGGAGGATTTGAATACTGGACCGACGACACACAGTTGTCAGGTTTCCCAGACACTGCGGCCTTGAACTCCGCGCGCAGTGCGTTCTTTTCTTACGCTGCGTTGCGCCTGCAAGGCTTGTCGCCTGCTGACGCTTGGGTTGCAATTGGTCTTTATGGTGGGGACGATGGTTTCACGGCTGACCTAGATGCCGAAATTTTCCAACAAGTGGCCAAGGACTTCGGGATGAGCATGGAATGTGTTTTCGTCCCTCGAGGTGCCCTCGGTGTGAATTTCCTGGGCAGGTACTATAGCCTGGATGTGTTTACGGGTGATACTAATACCATGATCGACTTTGGTCGCATGATTGTTAAGTTGAACCTCACTTCTGACCCGCTCGCCGCCCTTCCCGGGGTGTCGCCTCACTTTGCTTGGAAAAAGTTGTGTGAGAAGCTGACCAGTCTTGCCTGCACTGACATGAATACCCCTGTCGTGCGAGAGCTACTGGATGCAGCGGAGCGAACTGGTCGTTGGAAGCGCCCAACAGCTGAGGGAGCTAACTTCGTCGTCAACGTCCATGCACCATGGATGGACTTCGTTGTGGACCAAGCTTGCCTCAAGCTCAGCCTTGACCGTGAGGGATTGGTCGCGTGGCTTGGACTCATCAATAACATAACCCAGTTGCTTAATTGCCCCGGGTTTGGTGAAGCCGAGATCGTGTTGCCTAAGACCCCTGTCATCATGGATGGACAAGTCGTGTTGCCTGCTGGCGTGGAGCTTGGGCCCGACGACATCTTCAAACTTGGACGTAGTACACACGTCCAGGTCCATGAAAGTAAAGCCAGTGCAAAGGCTGATGCTAAGGCTGCCCGTCCCAAGTCTGACGATAAAGGGAAAGAAGAGATTGACGCATGTGACCATCCGGTTGTTCTGAATAAGAAGACCAAGATTGCGTACATCTGCCCTTGTCAGTGGGCGGCACCAGGCCGTAAGAAAGATGAGACTGATGAAGAATACGCGCAGCGTCGCAGTGCATGGGATCTGAACCGTGCTCGTGCCGCTAAGACCGCGGGCTTCACTCTCTGAGCCTGGTGACTGGCGAATGGCAATGGACAGCCTCAACATCCCCCAGAGTAACTGGGATATCAAAACAATGGCTGAAGAAACCACCAGGGTGAGCCGGGGGGTCGTGCCCCCAACGACAACAAATCGTTACGACTCAGTGGGACCAGCCAATGGCAGTGGACAGCCTCAAAATCTCCCGGATATACCGGGTAAACAAATAACGGGTGCCAAGCATGCTGTAGACATCCGTAGTTGCTACCGGTCGCACCGGAGTCCTGAAACTGACTTTCAATCTGAAACGATGAATAACAACAACAACAGCAATGCACGCAGTGGCTCTGGCCGTAAGCGTCGCCGCAACGCTGGTGGTTCTGATCCTGCACCTGGTGCGCAACCTGCGCAAAAGAAGAGAAAACAAACTCGCCAGAACAGGAAACGAGCTGCCCGTCGGGGACGTGGAGGAGCTGCCGCTGGCGCTGGTGAGCAGGCATTTGTTGCCGCCGCCTACGCCACCGCTCAGCGCACGGGACAAGCGCAAATCTTTCGGAATGGTGTGGACTCATGTCGCATCATCCACCGAGAGTTGGTCGCGTCGATCACTGGATCGACTGCGTTCACCGTGGCTCAAGCGCTCGCCCTGAATCCTGGGCTTGCAGCGAGCTTCCCATGGCTGTCAAATGAAGCCGCGGGATGGGAGAAGTACAAGTTCAATGCTTTGAGGTTTGAATTTTTCACCCGCACTGGAACCAATGTGCCAGGCTCAATGATGCTGGCACCAGACTACGACGCGTCTGACCCTGCACCTGTAACTGAGGTTGCGGCGTCCGCGTACGAAGACTGTGAGGAGGATGCACCGTGGAAGGACATCTGTTGCCACCTCAAGGCCAGTGAGCTCATGGGAGACATGAAGGAGAGGTATGTGCGCCTTGGAGCGCTTGCTGCAAATCAAGACATCAAAATGTACGATTGTGGCTCCCTCTTTGCTTGCACCGTTGATGGAACCAACGTTAGCTGGGGCAAGCTGTGGGTTGAGTATGACGTGACTCTCATCACTCCCCACGTGCCACCAGGTGGCTTTCAAGCATCTGGTGCCCTGTTGGCTGCAGGGGGCTCATTGGCGGCTCTTACGCCGTTTGGAGCTGTCCCAGTCGCTTCCGGATCTGTTATCCTGTCGGGGGCCGCGACCAATGTTCTGACGATCTCCAATGTGCAAATTGGGCAGATCATCCAAGTCGTGACCTCTTCCACAGGGTCGGCCATCTCCGCTTACTCGCAAGTGATCGGAGCTGGACTGACCGCCAAGACGCTACAGTTTACCGGTGCTCCAGCAGCAGCGACTACAGCCAGCCATGTCGAAACATACACAGTGACAGCGTTGAACCCAACCATCACGTTGACAGTTACTGCAACCAACATCACTGCAACGTGGGTCACAGTGTCAGTCATGGCACCCAATCCGGGCTTTTGAGCCCGCTTGGGCGCAGCGAAATTCAGAGTCCGCTGCCTAAACAAATCAGACCAACGCCAGCATAAACAATAAAGAACATGAAAGTCCCCGTAAGGGGCATGCCAAAA